TATCACTTGGTCTTCAGTGCAGGCGGAACAGTCCGTCGGGCACTGGCACGTCTTTATCAAATGCCCGCTGACGGGATGCTTCAACAGGTGGCCGGTCACAGCGTCTTTTTTCAGGTGTGCCATCAGCAGTCCACCGGGGCATCGACCTCGACGCGGGTTTCCGCGCTGACAGTGACAACTTGGCCGATAGAATCAAAGGTGAATAGGCGATAGTACGCATAGAGCTTTTCGTCGCTCGTGTCGTCGTATGCGATTCGAGTACAGAGGCGGACGGCCATTCCATCGGTAGCGCCTTGGGAAGTCCGATCCCATGTATCGACCTGGGCGGCCTCAGTCTCGAATCCCGCCGGGAGCAAGGTATCGACGCTCGCAATCGTGCCCTCATTCGCCAGGCCGATCATTATGCCGCGGGTGTCATCGTTCTCGATGTCGTGAAACTGGACGTAGGCGATAACGTCATCGACGGCCAGGTCCGCGCCGTCGGGCTCATTATCCGTGGGCGTGGTCAGATAGACCGTCCGGTCGACGTCCGTGTCCGGGCTGGTGCCGTCCTGCTTGCACGGGTTCACTGTGACCTGATTGGGCGTGGTGGAAGACCATGCCGTCGTGATCTTGCCCCAGTTGGGTTTTGCCGGCCACCATCGCGGGCCCCGGCGGTGGGGAAGCAGGGCGCCGTGCCCGGTGGACTCAAACCACCGCAGCATCACGCCGATGCGCCGGGCATCCTGATCCGAGATTACATTGCCATTGCCCATTACAAGGCCGCGCAGGTCAACACGCCCGCCTCCTGTGGCTCGGGGTCATTCGTGAGCGTAATGTAGGTGGGGTCCCACTTGATCTTCGCGCCCACCCAATAATCAGTCGTGGTCACTGTCCGATCTTCGCTGCTCTTGGTGAAGTCCACCGTGCCGCCCTTGGCGTTCAACGTCGTGATCGTGCCGGAGGAATTACTGTAGACCGTGCCGCCCTCGACCGTCATCGTCGTTATCGCGCCGGAGCCCTCGGTGTAGAGCGTGCCGTCGATAACACCTACAGTCGTCGCGGCGCATTGCAGCGTCACCTCGCCGCCGGTCATTTGTAATTCGTCCAGTGTGACACTCGCCCCGATCACAACCGTTGCATCGGAGGCCTTGCTATCCACAAACCCGACGTGGATCTCATCGACCGTGGACAGATCGCCGTGAATGTTCGCGCCGATTCCGACAGTGCCCTTGCGAATGAAGATGTCGCTCGTTGCCTCGACGATCTTGATCCGCACCGGCGCCCGGCCGGAGTCGGCAGAGGTGGTGCAGGTGTTGTGGATATTGATTGTGCTCGCAACCGTTCCGAAGTCCAGCATGATCCGCTGCGAGCCCAGCGGCGTGCCGTAGCCGTAATGCTCGCCGATGTCAACCAGCGTGGCCCCGATCTGAAGATAAGTAGCCGCCGTGCCGATTGTCCCGGTATAACTCTGCTTGATTATCAGGGCGGCAAGGGTGACGGCGGATTGGTCCAACGTGCCCGTCACGGCGACGGCATTGTTTTCCATGATAACCGTATCGCCCGTGATCGGCACCTGGGCCGGAGAGAAATTGGTATCTGTTCCCCAATCGCCATTCGTGGTACCAGTCCATATCAATGTGTCAGCCATATCAAATCCTCAAGTTCATCGCGGCGAAGGGCATCGAGCGCTTCATGTTGAAGGTGAGCCAGTTCGGAGGCCCGGGTTTCGGGATCGTCTCCGTTCCGTCGGCGGACAGCCAGACGGGGGAAGTCAAGGGGTTGTCGTTAGCGTCAAGGATAACCTCTGGCTGGTAAGAGCCGTCGCTATCCGCAACCAACTTGTGGAATCCCTGATTCAGCAGCCGGAGTTTCCAGACATCCTCTTGCGGCGCAGCGCCGTCACGAGGCGTGCGGAATGTGAACACGGCAGAGACCAGCCAACGTATGCCCCAGACCATTATCGTCCGCTGGGCCTGGAAGCCGTCGCACTTGACGGAGCCCGCCACCCAACCCATGAACTCATCCTCATTCACGGCGTCTTCGTATAAGTCCGACATACCGAGATTGAAGCTGGCGACGTGCTGGGTTACGCGAATCTGCCGTTCGTGAATGTCCGTCGTGACAGGGGGGTCAAAGGGTTCGCCGGCCGCGTTGACAATCGGGTTGCCGTCGAAGTCCGTATCCACCGCCTGATGAGAGACCACATAGGACACACTGATGTCAGCCCGGGTGGTCAGTGGGTCAACATTATCCTCGCCCGAAAGTTGGTCGGACGTCGTATACTCGACATCGACCTCGAATTGCGTGTGCGTGATCATCCGGGCGCGAGCGGAATCGACAAAGAGCAGCCCGTCGTCAGGGTGCATCTCGCCCTTGCGCGGAACGTGGTTCCCATCGTCACCAAAGGCCAGGCGCGCGGAATAGGGAGTCTCCGTGGTGCAGTCCGCGAGGACCTCATAGACATCCGCGCCGCGCCGATTCTCCCCGTCAAGGTCGTCGGTCTGTGCGGCGTATTTTCTGTCAACGCTCGTGAATCCCATATCTCTATCCGAAGTTGGCCAGCGAGTAGCCGCCGGTCTTGCGCTCTATCCGCGCGAGAATGACATCGCGCTTGTTGTCTCGCTGGGCGTGCTCCTGCGCGGCCTTCGCAACCGGGTCCGCACCCTGGCCGGCGCGCTGGAGGAATCTCGATTCGATGGCGCCGGGCAATCCGGGCCCCCGGCCGGCAGCGGCCTTGGGCACCTCCGGCGCAAACTTCATACGCAACCCCATAGCGTGTTCGGTCCGCAGCCGCTCTTCGTCCAGCCGATTGATTTCGGCCATCATGTCGGCCGTCTCCTGGAGCTGCTTGCCGAAGGCTTGCTCCGATGCCATGCGCTTATCGTCGAGAGCAGCGTGTATTTCCGCCGTATCAAACATCTCTCGCTGCACCTCTTGTAAAATCTTCAACTCTTCTTTCAGCATGCCTATATTTTTGCCCGGCAACTTGATGCCACCAAGACGATCAAGCCAGGTTTTCGGTATGCCCGGTATCGCCCCATAGAATGCGCGCAGCGAATCGGCATCCTTCTTGGCTGCACTATGGAGTTGTTTTCTTGCTTGAATTTCTCGGCGCGTGGCGTCAATTCTGTCCTGGGTAGAAGCGCCATCAGCCCACGTCGCCTGATATGCCTCATGGGCTTTCCCGAATTCTGTTTCTCTTGCAGTTCGCGCCAACTGCTGCAACTCTACTCGGAACGCCTTCGTCCTATCCTTTGCATTAGTAACCCACTTCAAGAACGGCAAGAGTTGTAGTCCTACACTTCGCTTGACAAATGTCCAAGTCTCATTGACTTGGGACATGGTATGCGCGCTTGCCTCCGCCATTTTGTCGTATGCCTCCAATGCCTTGCCCTGCGCATTGTAGGCCCCTTCTATGTCTTTTGCGTATCCCTGAAGATCGTTCATCAGGATTGCTATGCCCGCGATGGCGCGTTTCATCGGGAAGATTTTTCCCAACTCTTCGGGGCCTGCCCCTCGTTCCTCCAGTTGCCGAAGGACGCCAACCAATCCCTTCGCCCTCAGCGTGGCGGTATTCAACTCCATGCCATACTTGCGGGCGATCTTCGCCGCTCCCTCTGCCGGGTTCAGGAAGTTCGCGACCGCCGTTCGCAGGGCAACCGTAGCCTTGGCTGCCTCCAGGCCACCACGAGTCATCGTGGCGATAGCTGCATTCGTTTCCTCAAAACTCATTCCCGCAATCTTGGCCGTGCTGGCGACGGTGCCGAAGCTCTGCGCCAACTCGGGGAATACCAGTTTGCCACGCTTGACAGTGGCGAACAATACGTCGGCAACATGCGTTGCCCGGTGCGCCTCCATGCGGAAAGCGTTCAGCGAAGTGGTGATTGCGTCGGTGGCAATGCCCGTGTCAGTCAGCCCGGCGACGGCGGCCATCGTCCCGGTATGGAGTACGTCCATCGCGTGCCCGACTGCAATCGAGGCGGAGAGAATATCGTACAGGCCCCGCGCTAAGGCTTTGGTTGTCTGGCCGCTTTGCAATGCGAGAGCTTCCAACCCACGCGAAAAGCCCTCAAGCGCGCCCATGCCCCTGCTATCCAGCATCGTCGAAACTTCGGCCACCTGCTCCTCGAATGCTATGGCCTCCTTCGTTGCGGATTTCAGGAACCGCACGGCGCCATATATGGCCGCACCGCTGACGAATATCTTTGCGAAGCCGAGCATGTGCCCCTTGGCAGCCGTCGCCGTCCGGCCGAAGCCGCGCACCTCCCGTCCAGACTTCCGCATCTTGCGGTCGAAGGCCGCGGTCTGTGCATTCAGGTAGACGTTCAGTGATCCGGCGGTTGCCATTACTTACCTTGTGCCTTTGCCTTGGCATCGAGAACCGGCTTGAGTTCGGTCTGCGCCTGCTTGGCGGCTTGAAGTTGCTCCTCTGTGGATTGCGGCGGAGGCGGGGGCGGGCGAACGGCAAGGAAATCGTCGAACTTCAGTTTCGTGCCCTTGTAATTGACATACGCGATCATCGCGGCGCGCCTGTCGGCCCGCCACTCCGGTCGCATCTCTATTTGCCACCACGCTTGCCATTCCGCAAACTCCCGCGAGTCGCATCGCGCCTGCGCCTCGCGTACAGTGCAGCCCCAGAGCTCAGCTAGTCGGAACCAGTCTTGTCGCTCGGGGCGCTGCCTGAGTTTTTTACCAGTTCCTCGGCATCTTCATTCGACAGGCCATTCAGTTCCCGGGCCTTATCGTAAATCCGGGCAAGGACGCGGGCGGACTTCAGGCCCAGGCGGTGTGCATCCCCATCCTTGAACAGCCGCTCGCCCTTTTCGTCCACAAGAACGCGGACGGCCAGGCGTGCGCGGAAATTCTGCATGTCCACCTGGTCCTTGCCCTGAACCATTTCGGCTTCCCACGCATCCCGCTCCGTTCCTGTCATCGTGCGGATGAATACCTGCCCACCCCACTCCGGCGCATCAACGGGCTCGCGGGGTAGGTCGTCGGCCTTCAAAATCTCTTCTCTGTTCAGTGCCATTGTCATGTTCCTTTTCGGTGCTGGTTTTACGCGAAGGTCACGGCGCCCGTGACTTTGTATGTAACCGTGCAGCTCAGCCGGTCATCGACCGGGGCGTTCGGGACGAAGCCGACAGTCAGCGCCGTTACCGTCCACGTGGTTGTCGATGAATCGCTGAGGTAGAATCCGTAACTCTGCGCCGTCGCGGTCAGGTCGGAAGAGATCGCCGTGTGCGTGGTGTCCGCCGGCAAGAGATTCAGATCGAGTGTGACTTCGCCGCCATCGATCAGACCGGCGATGAATTCCTTCCAGTTCGTCGAGTCCATGCTGGACACGTCGAACGTATCCCGGCTGATGCTGGGGCCGCTGATGGACTTCACTTCGGCCACAGTGACCGTGCCCTTTTTCCACAAGCATCCGTATCCTGCTGTCGCTGATGTCGTCATGTCATGCTCCTATGTCAGTGTCGGCGCACCCGTAACTTTGAACGTCGCCGTCACGGAAAGCCTGTCGTCTACGGGCCCGTTCGGTACGAGCCCGCTGATGTAGCCGGGCAGTATCCATCGCGTGCCCAGGTTGAGTGAATGCGTTCCTGTTCCGTCGTCCGTCATCTCGACACCACCCGAGTCGGCAACCGCCCCGGCGTTGGTGGTGTGAAGTGTGATTGCATCCGCGGAAATCCAGTGAATCCAATATGTAGTCGCGACCGCCAGCCCCGCTGGTAAATCCACGGGCGATCCGTCCGAGGTTGCTTGCGTCGGCAGGCCGGTATAGAGCCCATGGCCGACCGCATCGAGCTGGTCATCGCTTGCGTAATCGGTTGCGAAGGTGTCCGTCTTGTCGCCGTAATTCGTGAATGCGATTATGTAGTTGGTTGCCGCGGTGTCGGTCAAATCGCCCGCGGCCGTCGTCAACGTCGCATCGGCGGGAAGTAGGTTCAGGTCGAGATTGATCTCACCGCCGTCGCAGAGGCCAGCGATGAATTCATGCCAGTTGGAGGAATCCATATTCGATACATTGAATGTGGGCCGGCTGAATGACGGCCCACCGATGGACTTCACTTCCGCCATGATAGTGAACAACTCGGGGGTTGCGCCGTCGCCACGCATGAACAGTGTCTTGTAACCAGCCTTAGCTGAGGTTGCCATATCACGTTACTCCTGATGCCATAGAATGTAGTCCTGCCGGATGCCGTACACCGTCGCGGCCTCGTCTTGGGGATCGGGGTTCAGCATGTCCCCGCTGTCCACCATTTGAAAGGCGCAGCCGGTAGTGGAGCCCACGGTGCCTGTAGTGGAGTTGACGAACGCCTTGACCGCGGCGGCGATGGCTATGGCGCTCAGATACAAAAGAGACCAGCATGTAACCTGGACTCGCGGATGGGCCAAACCACAGTCGCCGTCGTGTGTATGGATTCTCGGGTCACTGATGAAGTGCAAGACAAGATGATCCGTGCCCTTTGCCAAGGCCGGGGCGACCATCGGATAAATGCGAGTGCCCGTGAGATCGGTTATCGTGGTCTCGCCTTTCAGATAAGCCATAAATTCTGATTGAATGCTCATGCCACACCCTCGTACAGCATGGCCGCCTGCTGGTATTTCGGGTTCATCGCAAGCTCGATGCCGCGGGCGATGACCTTTTCCACCGCCTTTGCGGCATGCGG